TTACCTGCATGTTACCCGCCACGCTCACCAGCTCGCCTTTGCGGTGTTTTGCCAGTGCGTCGGCCTGTCTGCCAAACGCCAGGACGGATAACCACATCGTAGCCGTTCCGTCATCTGCCTGGCTGCACGGCAGGGGGACAGCCATACTCGCCATCGTCATTTGTGTGCCCTTGCTGGTGGTCTTTAACTGTGGGTCAGCCACCAGCCGCCCGTAAGCCGCTATCTGTGCTGTCATGATTCCACCTCTCCGGTTTTAACGTTGATGGTTGTTACCTGTTCCGCTTCGGCAATCTCCCGTTCTGTCAGCGTGGCAAAGTTTGCAGCTGCCGTTGTCATGAATGCGCTAACCAGTTCGGGATGTGCTTTCGCATATCCTTCCCCGGCGTTGCGGTCGATGATTTTTATCGACACCCTTAACCAGTGTTCCGTCAAATCAAGGGCGTGCGATTGTGATTTTTTTGTGTGCTTCGCTGTCATAGGCTTTATCTCACAGCAGTAAATTAAAATTTTTGCGTTTCAACCCTTCACCTGTTCACCTTTTGATATTTTATCTTTTAATTCATAATGTTAAGGGGTGAACAGTTTCACAAAAACTATTCACCAACTGTTCACCACTGTTCACCCTTGAAGCTCAATAAACAATCAAAAAGGTGAACAGTGAATAGTTTGGTGAACAGTTCATAAATAACTGTTCACCATATAATATACTGATATAAAAGATATTTATGACAGGGTGAACAGTGATGAACAGTTATTCCATAAGTTTAATTTTTGCCATCGTCATTTGTGACCGATGCACATGAGGGCATCCAGTCTTCTGAATCCTCTGTCAGTATCACGTTTGAACGCAAGCCATGCTTCGTTTTCCGTTTCATATACTCCCTGCCGTATTCCGCCATTGCCCCTGGCATATCCTTACCGAAGCGTGTCAGTGTTACGGGCTTACCGAATCCGTGTGCCCTCATATACGCCAGATAGGCGTGATAGAGATACCTGCGCGGGCTGAACGGAATAATTTCAGCATTACCCACTAACAGGCCATCGCACATTACCGACGACATGAGATAGCCGCAGAAGTCCACCAGCGAATCGCCCTCGCGTTTTATCACCAGGGCTTCTTCTGATTTCTGCTGCTCATATAGCAGGCGTTTAGCTTCGTCCTGGTCAGAAAAGCGTGTAAGCAGGTGGCGAATCACTACCGCCAGCTCTCCTTCTATTTTTTCAGCCAGCATAGGGTCACGTTCGTTCTCCGGTACAACTTCCGAAAAATTGAATATTACCCGACGACGTGATATCCCACCGCTGCGGTCACTGAATGACATGGCGTTATTGTTCACCGCCAGCACGACCGCCTGAATGCGTGTTGAGTAGGGGGCTTTATGTTTCGGGTCGATTGCCACCTTATCACCGCCTGTAATGGCCTTAATCCCTGCACCATCACCAGCGTAACGGGTCATATCCGGCATGATAATCAGCGAAAAGCCAACCACTAACGCACGTTCCCTGGCATCTTCCAGCGCCTTCATGCTTGCCGATACCGTGTTGGCCTTACCCGCCAGCATAGTGCAAATCTCCGCCATTACGCTTTTACCGCTTCCACCCGGCCCCGTTACCTCAAGAAATAACTGCCAGTCGTACCGATTCGCCAGCACCATGAATAACGCCGCCAGTACGCGATCTGCCTTGCGGTCATTCTCAGCCACCGAACGGCGCAACCACTTCCAGAAATTCGGCGCATGTGTTGCCAGCGTTTCCCCCTCTGCTGGTGGGCTGAAAGGTAATTCACTGGCAATTAACAACCAGTCGTTTTTGTTATGCTCCCGAAAATTACCAGTTCTGGTATCAAATACCCCGTTACTGAATCCAATCAGGTTACGGGCTGTATTCCCCATTACGGGCAAACTTAACTTCATGGTATCGACCGCCGATTTGATGGCGTTCTGCGAATAGCTGATTTCCGCATCAATAAAAATCTGCGCCATAGTCCGCTGTAACTCTTTATCCTGTACCGGCTCCCATACAACACCGTTGTAGTGGTGAACGGTGTCAGAATCCGCATTGATTGCCAGTTCACCGCCATAATGTGCCAGGAGAACTTCGCCGCGCTGGCTTGCTCCCATCTGGTTAAGTGCCAGTGGTGTCGCGCTGTCTTCTGTTTTTTTCTTTGCCGGAAACCGGATAATCAGTCCGTCATCAATGTTTTTACGCTCACGGGCAAGGTATTCACGCCAGTTCTCACACTTCTGGCTGTGCATGCCATCAGGGTAATAATTCGCATTCTGTATACTTGCCGCCGCCAGCTTCTGACCAATTGCCTTAACCATTACAGGATCTAACTGTCCGGCTCTGAATATGCGCGCGGATGTGCGCCCATCAGGCACTATTTGCAGATTTCCGATCTCTTTCAGTTGTTCATCAGCCAGCACAACAGGTGGCTCATTATCTCCAGCCATACGCGCATCGTGTTCCTGCCATTGTTTCGCGTGTGCCCAGGCATCACTACCCGCGAAAATAATTACCTCTGTGTCTTTGTGTTTTATTCCGCGTGGCTGTTTTTTTACGTTCGGTGCCAGTTTCATTTTTTCCCCCCTGCAACCAGCATTTCACGGATTTTGCGGATATAGCTTGCTGCACGTTTTTGATTTACGGCTTTATAATGGTCCACCAGCGTAAAATCACGGCGGTAGGTGATATTGCCTGGCGTAACGTGACGAATAACCACTCGTCCCCCACGTCTGGTGTCGCGGTAAATATCTCCGAGTCTGATTTCAGGCCGAGAGAGACCGCTGGCAGTAAAGCCAGAATTTTTCTTTTTCATAGTTTTATTTTCCTGTCAGCAGTTCCGGTTTTATTTCCGCACGAATACAGAGTTCAGAAAAAATTCAGGAGAACCAACAATCTCATTACTTTTCAGTCGGCATTGTGATTTCACTTTCCCTTTATCCAGGTAAACCAGTACGCGTCCGGTGAAATCATCTGGCACATTAAGCACTACGGGTACATGCGCTTCATGATTATGCATGGCTTACATCCTCCGTGAATTTTCTTCTGTAACGCGTCTCTGCCACATATTCCGCATAGTCCGACGCAATACTAAGAATCATTTCACCCTCTGACTTGTAGCCACTGGTATTGATAAGAAAATATGCAGCTTTCATCATGTCAGCAACGCTCAACAATGCGCCCGCTGCATCTTCCGGTGCGCCATCAAATTCCCGTTTCAGGGAATTAAAACGATCATCACGCATGTTTACCCCCCCCCCTGAATGACCTGATAACCGCAACTGGTCAGCAATTCGATAAATTCCGGCAGTGTGCCGAAACAGCAATCATCACGCAGACGTTCGCGGGATACTTCAACGCCGTTTTCGTAGTGACTCACCATGCGTCCGGTAAAATGCAGATCATCATCGTGATGGCACGTTGACGGCTTAATCAGTCGCGCACGTTCCGCCAGTTCCAGCAATGCTTCAACGCTTCCGGCAATTGCACCATCCGGCAGGTGATAATTACTTACCACGCGTCCATTCTCCACGTTGACCAGTAGCTGCCCGGAAAATATCTCGTCAAACTGAATGCTGTTAAGGTCAGAAATTGACAGGTTATGCATGGTGCACCTCCTGCACATCAGCCATGATAATTTTTCCGGCCTTATCCAGTGCCTGATCGGCTTTTAGCTGCACAAATGCTAAATAATGGAAGATGCATTCTGATTCTCTGGCTGCGTGTTTATGCGCCACACCAGCGATAGCAGAAATCTCAATAAGTGAATCCATCAGCGTTTTGATAGCGTCTACCGCTGCATCAGGCCATGTTGCATTACACATGTTCCACCCCCTGACGAATACGGGCGGCGAATACCATCACGCAGCCAACTGGGGATTGCTGGCGTGCTTCCTGTTCGCTGGTGGCCTCAATGGTAATCACGCGCGGTTGTGCCGTGCTCAGGGCGATAAAACGCCAGGTGAATTTATTCAGGTTGTGCAAGTCCCGCCCTTGCGGGTGTGTGGTATGATTTCTCATAGCTACCTCGATACTGTTGCTATCGTTGGTGGTCAGAGGCTGCGAAAGGACGGCAATCCTTTTCAGCCTCGTTTGCATTGAGTGATAAACACTCAACTGGATTCCAGTATAATCACTAAGTGGAATCCACTTCAAGCGTTTTGTTTTGGTCTTTTTCGTGTATACTGGATTCCAGTAATCACAAAGGGAACCAGAAATGGAAAGAGACCATATCAATAACAAATCACAGAAATTACAGGCTCGCGCCCCGCATGAAGTTGTTGAGGCTATGGAGCAAGTAAAAGAAACAGGCGAGAGCACTGCGCAATTTATCGTTACAGCCATGCGAGGCGAGATCAAACGCCGCCAGCGCCGCAAGGCCAAAGAAGCGGAATAGTCCACCAGCAAGCCAGCACACTGATCACATTGCCCACCAGCCAACAAATCGCTATGATGTTTGGGCTTATGTTTAGTGTTTTCCCATTGGCGACCTCTGATCCGGGTCGCCTTTGTTTTGTCACTGAATGCGGTTGCCAAAGTAAAACTCAGGCTGATATTCACGTATCAGCCTTTTTTCTTCTTCCTCCAGCTCACGCTTTTTGCGCTTACATGCCTGTAGCTCCCTCCCCTTCTGACTGGCACTTAACTGATATTGCTCTTTACGGCGAGAAAAGTCCTGTAATGCGCCCCACGGGATACCATAAGCCCCCGTTTTTCTGATTCCTGGTATCACATTCCTGAATACCCAGTTACTGAAACGATGGGCGAACGTGCCAGGAGTAACAGCTTTCCGACTTCTGGCGATCAGCTTGTAAAAACCGGATTCAGAAATGAGGCTATGATTTGGATTTCCTCGAATACCGTAGCTTAAAGCGACGGTTTTCTTTTCATCCGCATCTAGTGCTTTTAGAGCATCGCGTGAGTTACTTATTTCCAGAGCAACACAAACATCCTTTGCAACAAACCACGGATCGCCGTTCAGATACACCACGCGAACGTTCACACTATCAAAGCGCAGAACGACCAGATCACGAAAATCACAGAATTTTTTTACATGACGTGCGTCACCCTTGCCCGTCACGGCAATATTTTTATTCATTTCTTTTTTACCTCACATACAAAAAACCCCGCATTGCACGCGGGGTATGAAAGATATTATTAGTGGGGATTGGCCTGTTCTCGTTGTTTATCTAACCATGCTTCTACATCTCTACGGTGCCAGGTATGTCGTCGTCCAATTCTGAACGGCTGAGGAAAACCATTATTCTCATCTTTCCAGAAATTGATGAATGCACTCATTGCTCCATATCGCAAGATTTTCATTACGTCTTTAGTAAATAAAATATCTTCATTGGTATTCATTTGCTGAACCTCCTCAACCATTTACTACTCTTAAACCTTTCATACCACCGGATCTATTAATTACCCCTTTTCTCGCATCATCAAAAAAATCACCGACCCATTGCATCATGATCTTACGCTGTTCTAGATAAATAGTTCTATTATAAATATCTCTTATTTTATCACCACTTTTATGCGCCAATGCAGCCTCGATTACATCGGGGTTAAATCCCTCCTCATTTAAAAGCGTACTCCACATTGAACGAAAACCATGTAACGTTACAATCCCTTTGAACTTACTGGCAGCAATTGGGGTCTTGATAGTATTCCTCCCCATAGGCGCATCTTTTGTTCTGGAGGAAAAAAACACATAACGCCCTCTTTTTATTTCCTGCATTGTTCTGAGGATACTAATAGCCTGTGATGACAAGGGAACAACATGTTCACGATGGCATTTCATTTTATGCGCGGGGATAATCCACAAGCCAGAATCAAAATCAATCTCTGACCACTCTGCTTTAATCGCCTCACCTGGCCTGACCATTGTCAATATCTGGAATAAAAGTGCATTATGAGCTATTTGATAGGTATGAGGCACACTATCCCACCAGCTCAGAAATTCAGGCAATCTTTCAACAGGTAGTGCTGCTAATGATTTATTTTTCTTTCCTGTGAATGCAGTCTTTATCTTAAGTAATGGATTTGCTTTCAATGCTCCACAATTTACAGCATAATTCATAATTTCATTTAATCTTGATATTAATTTTTTTTGCAACGCATTCTTATCGGATACGGCATCCAGAGCATTAATAGCTACTGGTGCTGTAATTTTTTCTATACTGTACTTACCAAAGAAAGGAACAAGATATTTGTATACTTCATATTCGATATTATACAGCGTAGGTTTCCGCAATTCAGATCCCTTTTTAAAAGCGAACCATGCATTAGCAACAGCTTCAAATGTCTGTAGATTTTTTAGTGACATCTCAATTTTACGATTTTTCTTCTCCGTCACTGGATCAACTCCACGTGCAATCATTCGCCGAAGTTCATCACGTACTTCCCGTGCTTCCGCGAGTGAGAATTCAGGAAAACGTCCTATCGTGTATGTCTGCCGTTTCTTCGTTATCGGATGGCTATAACGGAAACGCCACACTTTCCCACCGGCTTTACTCACATTCAGCAATAAACCGAACCCATCATAAACGGCATAGTCCTTTTCACGTGGTTTCATCCCCTTAACTTCAGTCACGGTTAATGGCTTTACCGACATCTATCGCCCTCATTTTTTAGTCCGTCATGTAGTCCATTCAAGCCAATAACAAGCGATAAACTAACTCATTATCAAGCAAAGAGAGGAAACTCATAAAATCACAACTCATTGAAAAGACTATGAAACGACACCAGAACATACAAACAGGTAAGAAATGTACCCTACATCCAAAATGACGCAATCCGGGAGTTTCGTGGCGTTCCGGTGATACTGCCGTCCGCCGCCGCCCGTTCACCTTCACGAAGCCAGATCCCCTGGTTATTCAGTTCGCGTTTCTGCTCAGGGGCAATCAGCCCGCGACAATGCGGACACATCAGACGGGCAGCCTGACCGGCAGCCACAAAATCCGGGTTATTCCGGTATCCGGTCATGTTATCCATCACCGGCTGAAAATATTCCCCGCAGTGCGGACACG